GGTTTAGGGATGTTGACATCTATAATGGTAAACAAACAAGATATGGTCTCTTTGATGGTTCTGCTTCAAGGTTTACAGTAGATAACTTTGGTGCTACAACCTTACAAGGCAAGCTAACAGCTGGTGCTATTGAGATAGAGGGCAGTGCCTTTGACATAAATGGTGGGACTATAGATGGTGTAACCATAACCGCACCTGTACTGGATGGGACGGTAACGAATACTGGTGCTGCCCTTGTTATGCCTACCTTTGGGATGGGTGCTGCTGCTATTACGGGTCATGCTCAGGCGATAACTGATAATGCTATTCTTACGGTAGACCAAGTTACCCCTGTTGCTACTGACTATGCTAGATTTACAGCTAATGGATTAGAGGGAAGAGACAAGACTGAGATACTAGGAGACCTTAATGTAGCTGATGGGGCAGATGTTACTGGTTCTAATGCTCCACAGGCTCATAAGGCATCTCATCAGGACATAGGTGGAGATGAGATTAGTGTTGCTGCCTTATCAGGATTACTAGCCGATGACCAACATGTTCTTGATACAGAAGCCCTAGCTGCTGCCGAAGCAGGTGCTACTTCAGTAGCAACAGCTAGTAAGTTGGTAATCAGGGATGGGTCGGCTAGAGCCAAGTTTGCCGCTCCCGGTGCTGCTGGAGACCCACTAATAAAGGGAACAAGGCATCTTATCGCTGAGATGCCGACACTCACAACAGGCAAGATATGGAAGGGTGTGGCAGGAGTTCCTGCTGAGGCTGATGAGGCTGGTGGAGAGGCTGTTGAGGGGCATCTTACGCTACTGCCATGGAACTATAATAGTATTGGACAGGGCACTTGGGTTATTTCTATAGATTCAGTCTTTGCCTTAAACACTAGGTTTTGGAACCCCACTCAAGCTGATGGGGATAATGTCACTTATAAGGTTTATCTAGCAGCAGGGACATACACTCTACGGATTTTAGGAAGAACCCAAAATGTGTATGGCATAGGAGACATCTATATTGATGCTGCGGAGGTAGCTAGTTTTGATTGGTATAGTGGTTCTACTATAGAAGCTGTGGTATTCTCGCAGACCTCTATCTCTGTGGCTACATCTGGATTCAAGGATATAAAGATAATAGTGGATGGTAAGAATGGGAGTTCCAGTAGCTACTATATAAATCTTCACTCAATAGCATTTTGGAGGACAGCATGATAATTCAGTTTCACACACCCAAGGGAATAGTTACAATTGATAGTGATACTGTTACTGATAAGGAATTGACTACTCTAAAGGTAACTAGGGCAGCTTTAGAGGAGCTAATACCAAGAGATTTAGCTCCTGAGTTTGACAACCTAAAAGTAGAACTAAGACAAGCAGGGGGGTAATAACATAAAGGAGGAACTATGGAAATTGATATAAAGGAACAGGAAGCAAAACTAAAGACTGAGGCTCAGAAGATTGGGGAGGAGTTATCCGAGATACAGAGAGGGATAAACCAACTCCAACAAAGGCAACAGCTCCTAATCAATGAGGCTCTAAAGAATCAGGGAGCATTGGACTTGCTAAAGAGCCTGAACAGCAATAAGGAGGTAGTAAATGAGCAAGACAAAACTTCAGATGCGAGGTGACCTTAGGCTTGACTTGAAGGACTCAGGTGCCTTATGGTCTGATGCTGAACTTAACCGCTGTATTGATAGAGCATACTCAGACCTTAGCCGCTTCTTGCCAGATGAGAAGATATATGAGGACAGCCTGCAGTTTGCTGTAACTGGTGAGTCAGTAGTCTTTCCAGCTGATACTAGTGCTGATGCGATAGTAGCTGATGAAGCTCTTACATCATCTTCAGCTGGAGACACTGCTACCATAGATGGTCAGCCTGATGTGCCAAGACCTTTACAGATAACTATAACTGATGCTAATGATAGCATAACTGGTCTAACCTTAGTAGTAGATGGTGTAGATAAGGACAACCAGGCACTACAGGAAGTATTTCACTTTACTAAGGGTGGAGATAAAGTATGGTCTGGACTGAAGTACTTCAAAGATGTGTATCAGGTAGAGATAGACCAGATAGCAGGTAATGGAGCTGATGATGTACTAGATATTGGCTATGCTGCTTATACTACTGTCTGGGTGTATCTAGCTAACAGTCCTATCAAGTGGGCTAGTGAAACTGCTACCGATACTGATAGTAATGACATAGTTCGCAATACTGACTTCTATATAGACTATGCTACTGGTAGGGTAAAGGCTATTAGCGGAGGAGATATAGTAGCTGGAGAGACTAGCACATTCGCTTATACTAAAAGTCAGATTGGAATTGACATAAGCAACATGCCAGGTCTTATTAGAGTCCAGAGGGTAGAGTATCCTGTAGGCGATATTCCTCAGACATTCATAACTGGCGATACTTTTGCTAACTACTATGTCGCTACTGGTAGTGGCGAGTCAGGTGACCAAGTCCAGTGGGCTGAGGATAGACAGTATAGGATATACTATGATGCTAGACACCAACCGCCTGGAGAGTATTCTCCCAGCTCTGCTCCAGGATTCTTGGAAGACACAGTACTGCTAGCAGCTGGTGCCTATGCCTTATACATATATGCTCTGAAGCATGAGCATCAGGCACTGACAGATATGGCTAGTGTTAGGACAGACCTGACGGCAGCTAATGGGGAGTATACAGCACTAGAGACTGCTCTGAGTAGAGTTCAGAAGTATCTAGATAATAATAGCAGTGCTGATGCTGCTGGTATACTACAGGATATAACTGATGATATAGCTGAACTGAGAACTGCTATTGAGACTGCTCTTGACCTAGCTGCTACTTACCTAACAGGTGATACTGCCCCTTCAGCTAAGAAGTATCTAGACGATGGAGATGCTACTCTGAATGTTCCTGCTACTGGTGGTGAAGGAACATCTGTTTCACTAGCTTATGCTGAGTATGCCAGAACATCTGTTCAGCTCTTCAGTGGACTAGTTGCAGAGGCTAATGTAAGGATAGCGAATCTTAGAACATACATAGAGCAGGGAGCAGGTTATGTCAATATATCTAGTGTCTTTGCTAGGGAGGTTGAAGGTAGGCTAGGTAAGATAAATGGCTATATGCAGGAGGCAGCTCAGTATGCTAATGCTGCTAGTACTGCCTTAGCTATGAGTGATAGGTTTAGGCTTGAGGCTAATGAGCGTAGGAATGAGGTGTATTCTATCTGGAGAGATAGGAAACAGTACATTGGAGACTTTACTGCTGGTTCAGTCAGGCAGATGCCAGACTACAATAGATACCAATAGTGGCTAAGCCTCCATTCTATGATAGTATAGAACCAAACTCGGATAGAAACTATTTTGTAAGGGAGAGGAAGATGAAGGTAGTAGGTAAAGTAGCTGGCAATGTTCTATGGTATCTATTTGATAGAATATTTAGTGCTATAGTACTAGGTATTGTTCTGGCTTATATACTGATAAATGTACTGCATATCGTGTAAGGATGGGACTCATCTCAGAGCTATCTGTGGTGAGCACCTCCTTAGTTTGGGCTGGCTATGAGGGTTAGTTGCCGCCAAGTAGCCAGCCCACTATTGATATATACTCTACCAATTCTACTTCTACTACCTTATCTACTAGCCGTATCTTAGTAACTTGTCTACTCATGCTAACTGCCTTGTTGTAGGTAAAGTATTCTATAGTGTAGTAGCTCGGTCTAGTAACAGGTGGTATAGCATCTTCTATACTAGTCTTAATACTATTCCTCCACTGAGTACGAGCAGGGTCTTCGTGGTAGACTGCCCGCTCACCTTGTCTAGGAACATACTCAGTGTAAGACTCAGTGATGGTGTAGTTCTCAGGTATCTTAGTAGTGTAGGATGTAGTATAAGTAGTTGGGACTAGCGGTAGTAGACATAGACTAACTATTATTACTATTGCTATAAGATACTTCATAAGAACATCCTAAGTTGTAGCTGTTCCACCCATCACCTCCCCTCCCCGTCCTGTTTGTTATAGTTCTGCTACTCTAAGTTCTTCAACCTTGATTAGCTTATGCTCCATTTTACCTTCTATACTCTGTCCCCAAGCTTGGATTGGCATCGAGTCCTCATTCACTATGGTTAACTCTTCGCCTGCATCCATAATAATCTTTATCTTACTTGTTTCATCAGCTACGATTCTCATACTATCCTCCTTTCTTGTTATTCCCAGCGTAAGGTCTGTTTGACCTCGAAAGGTATAGTAAAGCCTGGTATGTTCTCTAGCTCCTCTACTGGCAGCTCTACATCTCCGTCAAAGGTTAGGCTATCATGTACTGATGCAGCCATTACTGGAGGACCTAATCCTTTCCTATTACATAGTATAATAGCACGCTTCATAACTTCACCATCACTACCTAGGATAGGATAATTAACTGCCTTCCTCTTCATAGCATCTGTATTCAGACTACCCCAACGATTGAACTCCTCAGGTATCCTTATCCTTCTACCGAATAGTGTAGGCTCAGCCCACCCTTCCTTAACACCTGACCGCTGAACCGATATAACCCAGTCTGCCACACCTGGATACGCTTTGAACCACCTGTCCAAAAGCTCCCCACATCTACGGACGTCTTTTATCTTAGCTTGCTCAGATATTGTCCTAGCGGTAGCACCATAAGCAACTGCAAAGTTTAGTGTCTTTGCTAGCGGTCTAGCTATCCTCATCATCTCAGCAGTGTGCTGGTGAATGTCAGCTTTCTTAGGGTCAGGGTCGTAGAGGATATTAAGTAGGTCTCTATCCTGACTCTTATGAGCAAGGATATACATATGCTCCTTACCATAGTCACCTGTAGTGAATACTCTATTGTCAGGCAGGAATATGTAGCGGCACTCAGGCGGAATGTTTTGAATGTTTCTGTTTCTACTGTTGAGTCTGCCTACTACAGTATCTAGGTAGTATTCTGTCCAGAATCTATCATCTCCTGCTATAGGAGCTATGTAGGTGCTGAGTAGCTTAGACTTCTTCCTCCATCCTAATACTGAGGCTGCCATAGGGTCGTCAAGGAACTCTAAGTCTCCTACCCTAGTAGACAGCTGCTTCTTACTTCTAGTCATTGGAAGGAAGTTGCCTCTTCTGCCTAATATATATCCTACCTGTTGCGTGCTACCAGGCTTCTCAATACCAAAAGACTCTAGCTGCTTGCGGTAGAACTCTACCTCATCCTCTAGCTGAGCTTCTAACTTTGCTCTAGCTGGCTGGTCTATGGATAGTCCTCTCATACTTAGGTCTATTAGTATAGGTATAACATCCATTTCTACTCTGAAGTAACTAGCATACTGCTCTTGTATCTGGCTGTAGTATTCTAGGTATAAGGCAAATGCTACCTTAGCATCATTCTGACACTTATTGGCTACTTCCATAGGAGGAGCATCCATCATATTAGTAACATGGTGTCTCTTCATAAAGGACTTAGCATCCTCAGCAGTTTTATCTATTTCAGCAGCTAGGATAGTTAATGCTGTAGCCTCTCTACCTAGTAGTCTAGCCGCTGTATTAGTATCCCAGATGTTACTTCTATCAAATCCTACCAGCTGAGGGATAAGTGGTAGTACTGCTAAGTCAAACAAGGCATAGTGAGCTATCTTACAGACATTAGGATTAAAGAGGAGAGGCTTGAGGAGGTCTAGCTCGGGCGGTGGTTCTGGGTAGGTTTGGAAGTAGAAGGCTTCCTTAGGACTAAATGCTATAGCAAAGCCTAGAGGAAGCCTCTCAGTTGTGGTAGGAGTTTCAGCATCTAGAGCTATGACAGCAGGAGGGTTGTCTAGGAAATGCTGGAATCGCTCCTTTGCTACTCCTTCTCCATAATAGTAAACTGGCAAAGTTTAGTTTACCTCATCTAGTCTTATTACTTTTCCGTTCATCTCTATCACCTTGGTTATTCCTGCTGCTTTCATAATCTGAATACAGTTGTGGCAGTTTTCAGGTCTATAAGGACTCCATATGTATAGTACAGTTCCATTTACTGAAAGTCCGAATCTAGCAGCCTGTGCCACAGCATTGACCTCAGCATGAGTAGCTCTTTCGCAGTGCTCATTGACTATATGACATCCTACATCTATGCAGTGAGGAAGTCCTTCTCCTGCTCCGTTATAGCCAGTTGATATGATGCGGTGTTTCCTGACTATAACTGCTCCTACTGAAGCTCTTGGGCAAGTTGCTCTGGTGGATATGTCCTTTGCTATCTGGATGAAGTATGCGTCCCAGTCTGGTCTCATTATGTTACCTCCTTTTACTTCTTAACTATTTTGTCTATCAGTATCATAGAACAACCTGAGCATACCCAAAGGTGATGCTTGGCTTTCAGAGAGTCTTTATCTTTGTGTAGAACAGTACTAACATAAGCTTTGCATTTAGGACACCAGTTAATCATTTATGCACTACCTCCTTTAGTATTTTATCACACCTAAAGCATCTAATCCTGATGCCACTATAGTTAGAAGCATCTCTGTTCCATAGAACCTGAGCATAAGCGTCATGGTATCCTAGCCTACACTTAGTTCTTCCTTTAAGTCTTTCTAAGAACCACAATACTCTCATCATCTACTGTCATCTCTCCTCTAGCTCTCCTAGCGGCAGTATAAGGCATACCTGGTGCTGCCCACTTAAAGTGCTCAGTAGGGTTATGAGTAAATCCTACTCTTAGACTAGATGCTATTGCCTTGCCTACTAAGTCTATCCTCTTTCCAGCGTCTATATGGTCTTTGACTATCAAGGTCATAGTACCGCCTGGCTTTATAGTCTCATAACATTTCTTATACACTCCTTCCATTTCCTGAACCCAGAGGAACTCTGACATAGTACCAAGGTTTAGTGGACTCTTACTATACTCTACAAAGTCATAGCCAGTATCTATATTCCACTGGTCGTTGACTACATTCTTCTTCAGTATTCCAGCATACTGTGGACTGAATATGATATGGTCTGCCAGGTCAGGAATGGGTAAGTAGTTCTGGCAGGGCATATTGACTAGACTAATCATATTACTAATACCTGGTGCTATTCCTTCTAGATGTTCTAGTGCTGCTACCTGTATCTTGTGGAACTTCTCACTTATCTCTATACAGATAATAGAGCGTCCTACTAATGCTCCTACCATTAAGGTACCTGTTCCTGCCATTATGTCTATCAGTATCTGGTCAGGTTCAGATACATACTCTATGATGGCCTGCACTAAGTAGACATTTGCTTTAGCAGGATGACTATTTACCTCAGGAGGAAACATTCTTTTCCTATAATCGGAGTCTGCGGGGAACTTAATCCAGCCAGAATCATTAAGGTCATAGTCAGGAGCAAATTGCTTAATTATCACCAGCTACCTTCCTTGCTATCTCATCTATCATATTGGCAAAGTAGACTGAGTGGATAAACCAGAAGTTAATCTCACACTCAGGCAAGTTATCCTTTAGTACATCTTCAATTAGTGCCCTTCTACTATCTGGTGCTAGAAGCTCTTCTGGTTGGTCAGGATATTCCTTCAATCTATACTCCTTCCAAGAGATTTGAGTATCTTGGTAGCCATGCTTTTTCCTATACCTTCTACTTCTACTAGCTCTGCTATGTCGGCAGTAGCAAGGTCTAGTATATTAACAAACTTATCCGCTAATGCTTTAGCTTTGACTTCTCCTACTCCTAGCTGATAAGCATTAGAGAGGAATAGTAAAGACTTAACAAAAGGGTCATGCTCCTTGATGTAGATTCTAGGTCTGACTATCCTCTGTAGTGTGCTATGCTCTTCTGGTGGCTTCTGCTCGTTCCTATATATAGCTGATAGTAGCCTAGCAGTTCCTACCCAGTTGATAGTATAGTATGTAGGTATTCCTACTTTAGCCAACCTATGAATCCAGGCTGCTATTAGAGAATCATTCACTGCTGAGAAGCTATGTCCTCTCTCTATAAAGCCTCCAGGCTCTATCTTATAACAGAACAGCTTAGTGCCTAAGTCTCTCGTACTAGCTGATATAGGCTGATGTCCGTCTACTGGTACTGCTGCTCCTTTAATCTTCAGTCTATCAGGACTGATAATGCCTTCTACTATCTGATAATTCTCATCAGCATTATGGTAGTAATCTGCTAACTGCTTCTCTGCTTCATCTATACCACCTACTAGCTCTCCAGCCTGCTTACGGCTGAATTGTAGTCTCTTGCCTTCATAATTGCCGAAGAAGAAGTCAGACATATTAGCTATGTTAAGGTCAGCCACTGTTACTGGGCATGACTGCTGTAGTAGTTTTACTATGTTATCAGGTTCGTTGCGGTCAACAAGTAGAATGCTATACCTCCTTTAGTCCTCCACTACTGGATTGCCTTTATCATCTCTTGTTATTGTCTTCTCATACTCCTTCTCCTTTTCCTCGTCTCCTTCAGAACCTCCAGTTTCTGCTAGGTCCTGCTTAGTCCTGATTGAATCTCTACTATCTCTCTGTCCCATATCAGACAAGGGTGAGCCAGGTCCTAAGTCTCCTCCTGGCGGTTGCTTAGGTACTCGGTCATGAGGAACAGGAGCTGATGGTTCTACTATAGGCTCGCTAAATGCTTGTCTAGCGGGAGATACTTCTGCCTCTGACTCCTGCTCTTGTCTGAGCAAGTCCTCAGGAGCAAGAGTAGGTTCAGATGATTCTTCCTGTAAGGCTTCAGGATGTTCTTCAGTTGAGCCCAACCCATCCTCCCCTCCCCGTTCGGTTGATGTAAGGTCAGCTAGCTGCTTCTCTAGATTCTGAATTCTATCATCCTTCTCATCTAGTGCTGCCTCCTGTGCTACTGTAACCTCAGCTACATCAGCGCCATCCTTACCTATCTCTACAGCTATCTGTTCTAGTGGAGGCACATACTCTATTGGTATGACTGTGCCATTTACAGTTACTGATGGAAACATAGGAAATATAATCTTTCCAGGCATCTCATTCTTAGCTACAAATAGGTAGCTCTTGACATAGGCAGGTAGGATATAGTTAATATCTCTAACCTCCATTAGCATTTGTTTATGTTTATCGTCTACTATCATTTCTCCTCCTTTATTTTAGCATTTTCCCTGCTAGATTCTCTTTTCTCGGTATCCACTGGTACTTCACCTCCACATTCTGTGTCATCTGCCAAACTCTCTGTGCTAGCTTCCTTAGCTTATCATTACCTATATGATACTGTCTACTAAGCTGCTTCACTACTACTTCATTATCACAGCATACTAATACTGCTGGTGGTAGTGGTCTAGGAGTACTATCTGACGGAGAGCCTACATTGTAGAAAGCATCTCTTCCAGTCTGACTTGCTTCTGCTAGACTCTCTCTATCCATATTAGCCTGCCTAGCATCTAGCTCTCTATTCCAACTAAGGAAGTACTCATTAAGTCCGTAGATGACAGCTAGATACTCTGCCTCCATATTAGTATGTCCGTCAGGCAGAGACTGATAGCCGCTACCTCCGCCATCTAATACATATGCTATGGTCTTAGGGTTAGCGTCAGTATATAATCTAGGAGACATTGGCTATTCCTTTTAGCATATTAACCTGGTTAACTAGACCTTCATAAGTAGCAGGTATCTCTAGCCCTAAGGCTGCTAATCCTGTGCCTTCTATACCGCACTTAGTTATCTTGGCTACTGGATACTTTTCATCTCTCTTTGGAGACTGTGGGTTCTTAGGGTCTGAAGGAACCATCTGGCTCTTGATAGATAACCAAGCAACAAGGTCCGAAAACTTTCCTGTATCCTTATACCCATCCATAACAGTCCTGCCAGTCTTACCTTCTACCATACCGCCTTTTCCATCAGGTAAAGTACCATACTCATCAGTAGGGTAGTGAATTAAGATTAGGTTCTTTCTATACGACCTAGAAGTGTGATATATCCTTTGGAGTCTATCATATACTACACCGTACTCTAAAGGTTGTAGCTTTTCTCTAAAGTCATTCTCATTGAACTGAGTATTAGGGTTAGCTGACTTCCATTTGATAAGTTGCTTCTCCTGAAGCTCCTGTAGGTAAGCATCGCAACCTATCTTATAGAGCAATGTTGCTGAGTCTACTACTATTGACCTCAGCTCCTCTGCTACGCAGTCACTAACAAATTGGTCTATAATCTTCTGCCACAGTTCCTTCATGCCTTCTACTTTTTTAGGTATGGCAGTTACAGCTCTGGTAGATATAGTGGTAGTGACGATTCCCTTCATCTTAGCTATATCCGCATCTGTTAGAGGCTTAGGGAAACTGTGGGTCTCTATATTAGTTGCGTCTATACGCCAAGCTGCTCTCTTGAACCCTCCTACATCTATATCAAGGTGAGATAGCGGCTTAGGAAAGGACAAACCCATTGTAGTCTTACATGTAAATTCCTCTCCACAAAGGGCTGCTATAATAGGGTCTAGCTCCATAGTTCCTTATCCTCCTCTGCTTGTTCTACTGTCATCTTAACATTCAAGTCTCTGGTCAGTGTCTGGCATACTAGCTGATACCTACAGTACTTACATTCCCAATCGTAGCAATTCTGAAACGGCTCTGGAGGAATGTTAAGTATTAGCGCTTCATCTAGTATAGCCTTCCTATGTAGAATCTTAGTCCAGTTCTCCCGTATCTCCTCTTGGCTAAACTGTTCAGTCTCGGCGTATATCTGAGGAAAAGGCGGGGCGAAGTTGCCTGAGATATACAATATAATGAGGTCATACTCTGTTCTATCCATCATATAGCATCCGCCTAGCATATAGTCTACCCAAGTAACAGGTAGAGCATCATCTAGGTAATGGTACTTAGCTGACTTCCTTGTAGTCTTAACTTCATTCAGCCTATCAGACAGAATCATATCTGGACGGTAGATGATACCATTCTTCTCTATAACTGGAGCGCTAGCATCTGGTGGAGTAAGCACATCCTGTAGTCCATAGCCTAAAGCAAATAGCAATACTTCTTGGTCAGTAGGCTCTGCTGTCTGCTTCTGGTCTAGAAAGGACTTAGTTATGCAAGTAATGTAACTGCTTAGATGATTAGGCTCCCTAACCTCCCTTATCTTGTAAAGGTCAGCTAGATGATTTATTATCTTTCTCTTTAATTCAGGATTATCAACTCTCTTAATGCTACATCTCCTATCCAGAGGGAGCCTGTCAGCTAGGTAGCCGTATTTTATGGTTTGACGACCTCACCCTTGGCTTTGTGCTAGATGACAGACTCCCTGAACTGGCTATATACTATACTTTATGATATGTTCCTTCTCCATCTACAGTGAACTTGCCTGTACTCACCATAGTATTAGCAAAGCTGGTAGGTGCTGATGGCGGCATACTGATAGACTGTAGCAACTTTACATCAGCTCTAATAGCAGGATTGTCTAGAGCCTTGGGATTGAACTCTGCTAGAGTACTACCATTTAGCATACCTATAGCTAGGTCTAGTGCATTACTTCCGCCTCCTCCGCCCGACACTCCTACTCCCTCTATCTCATATACTGTCCAGGCTGCAGTAGGAACATCTCCTCCCTTTCCTTCATTTGCTCTGCCGTCAAACAGTTCTTCCTTGCCAGGTCTTCCATCCTCATTATCGCATAGAACCCAGCCTATCCTCTTTCCTATACAGTCCTTCATATCCATCCTGTCAGAAGGCTTTACATAGTTAGCATTACTAGGGTCTAACTGCTCTGGAGTATACTGCTGGTCGGCGATATTATTAAAGCCTACCGACCTATCACTCTTAACTCCCTCTGACATAACTCCCCAGCGGGACTTCTTCCTATTGGACTGTCCTATATTAACAGTATAGATAGGAAAGTGGTATGGCTCTACAGCTTCCTTTACATCTATATCCTTCATATTGAAGCTGACACGAGTAGAATCCCTTCCTACCTCTGTCTCGTCGGTAGGGTCTTTCTTGTAGGTCTTTGTCTCCTGAGGCATACTGTCAAGTATTCCAGTAAACCTCCGCAAAGGACCTAAGTCTGACTCAATAAGACCTCTAGTGGATATTGCCTTTTCTGATGTCATTTAGTTCCTCCTTCTATAACTTATTACTTTGAGCATTACTAATGGTATAGTCACGAACAGGATAAGTATACCTACAATTATTACTATCTCAACCTTCTGCACCTCCTACTTCATTTATATAATATTATACCATACTAGGTTTAAGTTGTCAATGGGTAGTATTCTGGTATTCACTATGGATAATAAAATAACATCACTTAGTATAATATAATATATAATTGTATTCATTCATCTAGTAGTATCTACTATCCTTCTATGAGCATCTACCAGATGAGACCTATCACTATCTGCTTCTAATGTATTAGGATTTATACCAGCAGATGTCAGTCTACCATCTATTATATCTATCTCCCATAGGAGCTTGCTTATTATCCTTAAGAATCTAGCTTTCCTAGTTATCATATTACCATTCTCACGAGTAGTCTTTATTAGATTACTAATCTCAGTATTGTAAGGGTCTCCATCCTTACAGACTATGAAATCTTCACTTGTTAGATTGTATCCTTGATATGTAGCGTAGGCTAGTCTTGTCTCTGATATGTTACCTTTATTACTAGTCTCATAATAAGGATGGTTTCTAGGGATACGGACTATTCTACTTCTCTTTGGCTTATATCCTACTTGCATAGATTCTCCTACTATGAGTATCTACCATTGTGAAAACATATATAATATACAATATACTATGTGGTGTTATTTTATTTACCATTTACTTTCTTCTGAGCGTGTCTTGCTGGTATAGTATAGTATATGGATGATGAGTTTAATACTTCGTATATTATTTCTGGCTCCTCCTCTATAGAAGCTTGTCTATTCTTAATACATACCTTAACAACCTGAATTCCGTCCTTAGTCTTTCTGAGCATAACTTCATAGACCTTGTCTGCCTCGGCAAAGCTCTTTAGACTACCAATACTATTGTTCATCTTTCTCCTCCTTATTCTAGCTGTGCTATATCTAGCTCTCCTCTTAACTCTAACTCTTCTTCATCCTCGTACTTAGGCATTATGCGGCTGAGTATCTGAGGATGTAAAGTATCTCTATTCCAACGGAGTATGAGAGTAGGTAAAGGCTCCTCAGCATTACGATGCTTAGTGAATGTAGCTCTCACTCTAGTCATAGTAGTATCAGTAGGGTCAGGGTCTATGCGGAGTATAGTATCTACCCAGCGGAGCAGAGCTCTAGAGCCAGTAGCGTCTTGACTAAGCATATTTATAGGTCTGCCTTTCTCATCTGTTTGAGCTTTGCGAGTATGATGGATTATAATAAAGGATATACCAGGAATAAGTTTAGACGCATCCTCCATAAGTAGGTCTATCTTATCTAACATAGGCTTAACATCCAACTCCTTAGATAAGTCTCTATTAAACATCTTATATAGAGGGTCAAGGATTACTACTAAAGGAAGTTGTGGTAGAACCTCTATGCAGTTGATAATATTCCGCCTTAATGACTCCCAGCCAGATGACTCGTCTATATGGATGAACTGCTCAGTGCGGTTGATGGCGTTCTCAGGGTAAGCCCATTCTGTAGCCTTGAAGTCCAGCCTATCTAGTTGGTCAGCTGTTATGCTATTACGGCTATCTCTAGCTAGATATATCTGCTTACTACTGATACAATACTTCTCTAGCCTCTCCCTGTCCATATACATAGGAAGTTCAATCTGTAACCTTAAGACATTAGACGGATAAGTGTTAAAGCCTAGCCACTTACTACCTCTGGCTATACAATAGGCAGTATGGACTGCTAGGATAGACTTCCAGCTACCCTCATCTCCAAATAGTAACATACGGTTCTTAACATTTAGGATACCACTAGAGATGATACGGTAATGCTTAGGAGGAGTCCAGTCTAGTAGGTCAGATGTTGTGAATAGCTGCCTATCTCGGTCATGAATGTCTGACATTAACTAAACATTCTCTCTTCCTTGACTTGCTCGTATGTATGGTCAAGCTGGTCTGCGTAGTATTCAGCATACTCCTCTTCCGCCCTTATAAAGCACATCATCTGCATATGAGAACCTAACATACTGAACTCCCAGCCTGTCAGCTTGAGTGCTATCTCTTCCGACTTATTTATAATCCAGTTATCCTTGTCAGTACTCATTACTTCTCCTTAAACCTGATTAGATACCTACGGATATGCTTCCTCCATCTAGATATAGTAGCTCTATCAACTTCCCACTTATAGCGACTACATACATCATTGATACTGCCACGATAGATGTCCAGCTTAAGGAGAACATTATACTTTGTCTCAATATACTTCATCAGGTCAGTCTTGGGAAAGTCTACTTCCGACTCATCATAAGGAGGAGTGGATAGCTTCTCTCTCTTCTGACGCTGAGGTATAAGACCGTGCTCTCTTAGTATGTTCTCTCTGATTTTTCTGGTTGATATGTCTTGCATTCTGTATCCAGTATCTCCTTCATATACCTTACTGCCCAGTCAACTCCCATATCAAAACCAGAACAGAAGTCTAGAGAGTTGGACTGCTTAAGGTCTTTAGCTGCTAAGAGGAGTTCATCCTTATGTATACTAGCCATTAGATTTTACTCCTTTCTCCTTGGCTGGGTATTGGGAATCTACGATTATAATTCCATCGTAATGGTTTTATAGTAAGGGCGACAAACCGCCAAAACCAATGATTATGTCTAAACCCGTAAACACTCAGGCATCCCAAGTCTATATGTGATTTGTGCCATCTCCACTTATACCATTGACTGAAACCCCACCAAGTTAATTGCCAGCCCTTAATATTTAGTGTATTCCCTAATATAGCATCTGCTTCTCTTAATCCACCTCCCCATACCTTAATTCTCATCATTCCTCCTCTCCTGAATCTACTCCTTTAGGGCTTGCCTAAACTCAGACCATTTCTCTCTTTTTTGGTCAAGTGCCTTAAGTGTATCATTGTAATTCTCGGAGGGGGATTACACTCAATAGTTCAAAGCCGAACTCACTTTCAAGTTTAATAAATATCTTCTCCCTCTCATTCTCCCTGATTGCTTCCTCATTAAAGAGGGGCTTAGCCCCCTTCAATGCTATGATTTGGTTGATACCATCAGTAATAGATAGTTGCTCTTTCCATATTTGCTTCCCGATTTTAGGGTTTCCAGATAGTAACACTATGTTCGTAGCTGGAATTGAGCCTTCATATACCCACCAATCAAGGCTGTTATTCTCCATAGGATGTAATTTACTCATATCTAAAGCGCTAGTTTCAATTAAAAAGACTGGAGCATCTGTGTAAGAGTGGAGTTTACTGGCTAACCATATAACAGGCTTGGCACTGATAGTCTCTGGCACTAAGTCTTTATATGCTGAGGCAAGCTGAGGTAATATTCCATTGGCTTTGATAGAGGCTACTATGTCCTGCTCAGGCTGATGAATTACCTTATGGAATAGAACGCTAGGTCTTTCCAGCCTAGCCGAAGTGTCTATGTCTTGATAAATCTCCTCTGGTGGATTAGCTATTCTATTCTTAAAAGCTCTTTCGTTTTCTTCAGATGTTTCTATCTTTTGCTTATCTTCCTCTTTTTCTTTTAGGTAGGTTTCCTTCATATCTTTTTTATAAGCTCGGTCAATGCTATGAGCATCAAGCCACTCATTCATAGTAGAAAACGCTACTAATTCCTTGTTAGTTTCCCTCCCTGTGCCTTGAGCTTCGGGTGGAGAGCACTTATTGTTTTTCCAAAAGGGACACTCATTATTACAATGACCTCTTCCGCCTGATAGGCAATCAGTTTCCATTATCCAACTCCTTTATTCGCTTCTCAATGATTGAGTTAAAATGCCTCCACATTTTAATCGGAAGCACAGCACCCTGCGTATACTCATCAATCTCATATTCCTCAACCAACTTACCATCGGCATAGATTTCAAAGATACCATCCGCCCTGCGTTTCAAAGCTAAAATTTCCCTTAACTCAGGGCATACCCCAATCTTGGCGAGTTGGGAATAGTTTTTAATAAACCACTTCACATCTCTAACAGCCGTATCATAGTCCTCGCAGTCAGCATTTCCGCTAGGGAAGTCCCAGCCATTTCTCGCACACAGCATCTCAACAAGTTTGTTTTCTTTTTCCTCTGGTGTCAGCAACCTTTCATCCTGTTCCCTTTGGTGTTGTGCCTCTATTTTAGCCTCATTGTCAGCGATAGCCTTTTCGCTTTCTCCAGCCCAATATTCTCGTCCTTCAGCCTGTTCAGCCATTACTTTGCCCCCTAGTCTGGCACTTAGAATTATCACACTCGAAGTTAAACTTAAAATCGCCCTTCAATTTAATCAGATATATCTTCCCAATGGGGCAAGCTGGGCACTTACACAGTTCCTTTCTATCACCTACTTCCATCTACTCATCCTCCTCTTGTTGAATGGGTAGGGCTAGTTTCTTGAGTTCAGTTAGTAAATCGTGTAGTTGCTCTGCCAACCTAACACCTTCTTTGAACCCATCTTTCAATCTGACATTCCCTATTAAAATATGTAAGTTGCTTATCACCTCTCCTGCTATCTCATCCTCAGCTTTGCGGGCTACTGCAAATACATAATCCCTAATATCAGGTCTGTCAATACCTGCTTCCTTAACATGCTGCGACTTTATTATACCTATGTCTATTTCACTCAGCCGTTTTAATTCTAAGGGTTTATCCATTCTTCATTACCTCCCACAATGCCCAGAATAGAGCTAGGGCAGGGTTGTACTCTCCTAGCTTGTCCTGGTACTCAATAGATTTATAGATACGCCTCATCTTGTAGTAGTCTCCCTTCCGACATAGATACTCATACACCTTCGGCACAGCATACTTGAATAGGTTGTTGAGGTCTGTGGGAGGTAGCTGGCTATAGGGTGAGCCGTCAGGATAATCCCAATGCTCAATTATTGAGTCTCGCTTAAACCCGCACTTCTCCCAAAACTCCTTTACCTGTTCGTCTGTTGGTTTACTCATCATATCTCCTTAGTATAAACATTATATCATATAGTATCAGAGTTGTCAATATCCATTTACCTCTATCTACGAGATTGATTTTTCTACTTCTACAAAGTGATGAGAGGTCATACAAGCCCTAGCCTACGCCTTTGACCTAAATGGTAGGATTTGTGGCAGGTCCTATGAGTTAGTGTCCTGTTCTCTGGTCTCATATTAGTATGGTCTCCGTCTATATGATGTTCTGTTATAAGGTCAGTCTTGCGGATAGGGAATATCTCTTTGAGAATGAAAGGCTTTTGGCATAGGAAGCAGTTGGACTGGTGCTTCTGTATCATAGTCCATAGGAGTTCCTTGATGTGGGTCTTCTGCCAACTGAGATTGCTCATTCCTTCTCCTTATATCTGCTAAGTTACGCTCTATCCATTCGTCTATTCTATCTGGGTCAAATCCATATCTCCAACTATCTTGGCAACTGATACAGAACCATAGTCCTTTAGTAGGTTTGTTAAGCACTGAGTCATAGCACTCATTAGGATTGAAGACTGGGCTTATGCTTACTACATTATCAGAGTTGCAGTTAGGACATAGTATCATTAGCCAGTCTGGAGTGTCCTCAGTGTTAGCTTGTCCACTTCCTCTAAGGTCAGGTAGTATCTTACCTGCTGGTAGAGGAATATGGAAGTCGTCAGTTGCCACTAACAGTTACCAACCTTTCTGTTGTGTCTGCTTACGCTTGACTACTACTAGATTTATAGACAAATCCTCAGTAAGAGTCTGCCAACCACCACTGGATAGCATTATGGTAGACTTACCAGTAGAGCTAGCACCCTGGTCAGTAAGTTTCTTCCTTAACTCTAAGTAGCCATCTTCTGTTACCTTGATATACTCTTCAGCCATTCTGTTTAACCTCCTTTCTTTGGTTTCCTCATTGCTCTTAGGTCGTGCATTACCTTCCTCGCCTCCCATCTGTTACTAGGTCTGTTCTCTAGTGGTTCCTTGATACCTTGCTCTATACAGAGCTGAGTGATAGCACGGGTCTGCTTGTCAGTAGGAGGTAGACGCCAGCTGCTAGTGATATGTAGTCTGTTAGTAGTCATCCTTTGTCCTCCTTTAGCTTTGTGCCTGATATAGTCCTTCCAAGTCAAAGTACTCCTCGTTGAAGTATCTTCCAACTATGTCTTCTAGTAGGATGTTGGCTATCTCCTTATCAGAGAAGTCCTTTAAGCCATCTTCCGAGTGGTCTCGGTATCCTTGGATGTCGGCTTTAGGAAATCCAATCTTGATTGAGGCTGTTACCATTTCTATAGAGTGTACTTGTGTCTTTACCATTGCTCCTCCTTATACATCTTGAAATGCTCTCCTTGCTGATGATACAGGCTTCACTGCTTCCATTATCTTCTCTATAGCACCTGGTGCAGGCTCTCCTAGTCTGTCATTATCAGTAGGTGCAGGTGTAGATGATAGTCTTGCTTTTCTTTCATTGAAGTGCTGACTAGCCATCTCATCTCGCTTACTCTTAGATAGGTTAGACCTCTTAGACCTACGCCTCTGTGCTCTCGTCGACTTGCTCATATGTTTCCTCCATAGATAAGAAATAGGGTGGACGCTCGCTATTACCTATAGCAGTAGCACATTCAACAGAGCATAGCAGGCACTCACCTGAGAACTTGGTTATGCCTGTCCAGTTCCAATGGCTACAGCTATGGCAGTAGTGGCTAGTATAACTCATCTATCTACTCTCTTGGTCTAGTAGAAATTGCTCAACTGCCTCTTCATCACCACTTCCTTCTGCCATATCATCTTCATCTTCTTCGTGTAAGCATAACCAGCCAGGGTGTCCATTCTTAGAAGCATATTCGTTACCTATGTACTCCATTACTACTCTGTTGCCAGTTGCGTCACATATCTTGACTTCTCTATCTCTTACTTTATATACCATTCTCTGTCTCCTTAGTTTCTACTCAGATATAGCTTCATACATAAGTGCATAGGCAGCTCACCATAGCCAGCTGCTATAGCCTTCTCAAGTAGGTCAGTTATCTCATCTATCCTCCCTATCATCATTACACCTTCCTCTATGTCTATTATATCTATTCCCATAGTACCTCCATATACTCAGGTGTTACTACCTTAACAAACAACCTTCCGTTCCTGTGCTCTATCTCCCGTCTAGGTATATGCTGTCTATCCAGCAGACATCGCAGTTCGTCTAGTAGTATCCTGTTAACTGGTCTACTCATTAGCCTGTTAAACCAGTCATTCTCATCTAGCTTCTGCTTGAAGTATGAGTGGTCTCGTTCAGACAAGCGGTACTGACGGAGTTCATTGGTAGTTAGATAGGTATGGATGATACTCATTCTTAATCACCTCCTTGTTAGTTAGTCTTATACTCAATTAGCACTGTGATTATACCTCTACGCTTTGCTTCCTTCAGGCAGTCAGCTGTGCCTTTACTATTAGCTATATCTTTATGAAAGCCTACTACTATATCAGGCTTCTGGTCTAGCATCACTCGGTTGCGGATATAACCTGCTGACCTGCCGTACTTATCCCACTGAGCAGGGAAGTGGTTAGTAGAAAGGTGGAGCTTCAATGCTTCTTCCTTTGCTATGGTATCAGCACCTCTTGCTCCACCTTCAATTATCTCAGTATATCCTGCTGCCTTCAGTTCAGATAGATACTGACGGATAGTCTCCTTATCAGTCCAGTTCCTATCTCCGCATATAAGAGCTTTCATCTCATTAGAGCTCCTTGACTATAGGTAGTGCTGTCTTTATTAGTAAGCCTAGTTCAGGCTCTTCAGTGCCTTCCAGAATTAGCACTACTGGATTACCTTGGATATAGAGTATATGTCCTTGTAGGTCTTTAGCATCCACACAAGCCTTGCCGTCATTGTCTTCTAGGCAATAGACTTCCAGTATTCCTGTTAGTACCCGTCTCATCTGTATCACCTCCTTTCTACTCCTATTTCATTGTATATTCTATTATACCATACTTCCGACCTTATGTCAACCTTCCTGTTGCGTCCGATAGCCTGACCTATATTGTGCCATCAACTGTTCTGTTGCTTGGTGCAACAAGGCTACTTACTAACTTACTAACTTTGAGTAAAAGAAAGGGAGCAGCTGGCAACTAACTACTCCCTTTACTTCCAGGCTTCAGTTACTTATATGATGCCTTCCAACTTTAGTAGCTTGTGCCTTATGCCGTATCTCCAGTTCTTATCTGTGCTTGACTCCCAAGCCTGACTAAAGTTCAGTCCGTCCTTACACTCCTCTTCCCCGTGCTTTGCGAGCATATCAGTAGTTGAGATGTCAAACTTCTTACCTCCACCTCCGCCGCCTGAACTGCGAGTGCCTTTGGGTGCTGTCTTCGTCAGCCTTACTGTTGGAGCTACATCTCCAAAGTCGTGACTTATCCAGATACCATCTATGAGTTCTGAACTTAGCTCACCTGAGTCGTATAGTGGTTTGATAGCTTTCTCGTATGCCTTAGCTACCTTATTCTTGATGCCATCTAAGGAGGCTCGCTTGACTTCCAGTTCGGCTTTCTCAGCAGTCCTGACAGCCTGGTCTATCTTTCTGGCGACAACTGCTATTGCTTTGAAGTCGCCTGATTGATATGCCTTGTCCAGTTCTGCCTTGAGTTCAGCTTCAGTTGGCTGTACTGGTTCCTGCTGGTCTACAGCTCCCTGTTCTATCTCATCTGCCATATTATCTCCCTTTATTCAGAGAGTTGTATCGTTGCCACTATACAAACACCTCCAGTTGTGGTGAGTTGTTATTTACCAGTCCTAGCTGGTATCTCACCATCATTGTATTCATAATAACATACTATCAATACTATGTCAACCTCACTGACAGGGACTGGGAGGCATTGGGCTAGTGCATACTCACACATACTACCATTATCGATGATTATAGATATGCTAGCATATCTATAATGGTGTACTGTGATGTTCTCCATCACAACTGGCAGGCGGTAGATGGTTGCCGCTTGCCGTACGAACATATGTTCTACTATCTATTGAGTAAGTACTGAACACTCAGTAGGTACTGAACTCATTGAACTACTGGCACTACCATCCCACCTGCAGTTGCATCCCATCTGCAAGTAACTGATAATGGTAGGCGTGCCAGCTGTCCAGAACATACCCAGCCAGGTGCCAATAGTCCAGAGGGGACGGGTGCCTTTCTTTGCTATGTATATGTTATCTCTACTCCTAGAAGGAGAATTCTCATATTTGAAAGTTGCTACTTACTTACTCTGATAGCAGTTAAGATGATATTCCTTATAGACTCCTTTGCCATTACTACCGTCTGCAACTTTAACATTGATTCTATTAGCATCATGCCTTTGTATTGACTTCCTACACTCAGGACATATAGAAGCTTTCATCTTTACCATATTATATCTCCTTATGATAGACTAAATGGTGGCTGTCCGCCTTCTCTACTATCCCTTCTCCTCTGTGCTCTATTTTGCGGTGCTATTATTTGAGTTGGAGGTGGCGGCTTCTTAATATCTCCTCTAGTAATATCCACAGCATACATACAACCGCAGTCCATACAGATATCTGTCTTAAATCCATAGCTAGGCACCTCTGACCCGATAGGAATAGCAGCTTCCTTAGTCTGGTCTATCACTAATCCTTCCCTAACATCCATATGAAAACTCCACTCAGGTCTAGCTAGTCCTCTTTCCTTTAACTCTTGTCCTAATTGCTCTAAGAATCTCTCCTCAGAGCCACATTGAGGACACTTGGTGAACTGTCTACTAAAGTCCTTATCCACTTATACTCCCTCCTTTGGTAAAATTGCTCGAGCCACTAGGCATTTTTAGATTTAGTACTACTAACGATAGTGAGCCTGAGCTGTAGTCTTGGCAGTAAACTACCTTACCAGCTGTCAATTCTTGCAGTTCATGTTCAGTAATAACAATACGAGTGGCTAATCTATTAGCGTTCTGCTTGGAGTAGACTTTCATCTATACCTCCTTCTTATCATAATCCTTCTTATATAGTATCCTATCAATCTTCCTAGCAAACTCCATCCTATCCTCTACCTCTACACTCTCCCTTTCTATCAACTGTAGCTTAGCCATCATTATCTTTGCAGGCCGTCTCTTAGTAAGGTCTAGATACTGGCAGTAACCGTTAGTAATTCCAACCTTATTTACTAAACTGCCCAACTGATAAATCTCTTCCTCTCCATTAGGTAACCATAGATGCTTATGACACCTACCGCATCTAAATAGAGTTCCTCCGTGTATAGTCTCTACTCCTTCCCAATAGTGAGGATTATTCCCAGTAATAACATCATCAATACAGAAACTGCCAGGATGAACTATAGCCAACTCGGAGGCACTCCGCCTACCTTGGCTATCTTCTCCTTTAAGTATTCTATCTGACTTCCTACCTTTATCATCTCGTTTGTGTTTTCTGGGTCTAGAGGGTCCTCCATTATCTCCTTCAGCCTTGCTACTGCCCTTGCCCTTGCTCTTAATATCTTCAACCTTGCCTCTCTGTCTGACTCCGATAGGAGCATGGCTTTCCTTCCCCTTGTCTCTACTACTGGCTCCTGCCTTATTCTCTCTGCCTGACTTTCCAACCAGCAACACTGGGAGTCTCTCTTCCTCCTCCCGTGCCATCGAAAGTTGTTCATCCATCTTCTTCTCTCACCTTCCTCCTCTTTATATTTCTGCCACGCTCTACCGCAGACCACCAGTTCGCCTAACTCTATAGTCTCTCCACAGTAGGTGCACTTAGGAACAGTCTTACGGCAGATGCTAAGGTAAATATTCATCAGTTACTACTTATCCAATCACATCCATTCCAAACTTTATTATGAGATGAAATCATAATAAAGGCGAACCAGATTTGTTCCATTGAGGTGTACTTTCTAGTATAGAACAAAGCCCATAGACTAAATCTGTATAGCAGCTCCTTCAGCACTGGATACTTACATTTCATCATCTCCTGCAACTGGTCTTGGCGTGGTAGCCAGGTAGTATCAGGATGAGTATCTGCCCACCAGTTACCTCTATTATCAATGAGATAACCTTCATCAAAATAAGTCATCTCCCAATCATCCACCAGCTTCTCATCTACCACTTGAGTACTTGGGAATGGTCTATCAGCTTGTATCTCCACCGCCTTCTCACACATCTTGATATAAGTTTCGCTATTGTCCATCATACCTCCCTGTGTATCTCCTTTAGCTTCTCTGGACTATTACCTCTTACTACAAAAGCAGGAAATGCTCTACTACACATACACTCAAATATATTCTTACCATAGGCAGGATAGTGTATAGGGCAAGAGATAGCTAAGTTTAGCTTCTCACCTAACTCCATTATCTCTAGCATCTGGTCTGAGCCTTGCCGGAAGTAACCCCAACTACCTATAGAATTACTGCTCATCTGTTAAGTTATCTCCAGCTAAGAGATTATCAAAGAATAGCTCTCTCTTTACATTATGGAGTTGCTCTAATAAAAAATTAGTCCTAACTTTACTTGCTCCTGCTTTCACTGCCTCATCAAGAGCTATAATAATACTTTCCCTTTTCTCTATATTTGTTTCTTCATACATCATTATAACCTTATTATACCACATAGTATCCCTAATGTCAACCTTACTATTACACTATGTAAAACAATAACCCTCTACACGGAATATCCTTGACATACCCACTACTGTATGTTACAATGATACTGGAGGCTCTAATGGCAGAACCTAAACTATTATCTCAAAGTACCCAGCCTAAGGAAGTATCTACTGCAGCTACTCTTATCCCATACTCCCGTAGTGATAATAGATGTAAGTATCTTAGCTGGGTATGTTGCGGATTCTCAGATGAGGAAGCACTATTCGTCTTAGGTCTTCCTTATGCTTGGTTAACACTTCAGCGGGAGGATGAGGAGTTCCTACATTGGGAAAGTAGAGTTCCTGAACTTCGGAAAGAGCTTAGTCAGGAGTATGCCGAGATAGACTTCTACCGCAACTTCAGAATGGTGCTAGAGAAAGACTATAGGATACTACAAAGGTCCTTAGGCATGGACATGATACCTGACGAAGACACAGGTGAGTTGGTAGCAGCTGAGATGACTATGTTTGACCAATCCTATCTACTCAAGCTTAGAAGTGCCTATACTCCTCAGCAACTAGGTTTACTGAAATCTGTAGCATCTGGAGGCTCAGACGGATTTAACTTTGCAGAGTGGGTCAGTAAGAATCAGGAAGTAATCCAAGTAAGCCAAACTAGAACTATGACACTAAGGAAAGGTACTGATGGCTAAGCGTCCTACGACCGCTAAAACATCCCACGCAGCAAGAAGGAATATACGCCGAGCTCAGATGAGTCGCATAGGAACAAGAGAACCAAGGTCTGTGGGCAGGGTTACTAGAAGTAGACTTATCTATTCCAGGCCTGCCTCTACTGCGTCAAGAATATTAAGGAGCAGATGAATGAATTCTTCAGAGAGAGATGCTCTACTAGTTAGACTTGATGAGAGAACAGAGCAGAATCTTAGGCTTACAGAGAAACAGGAGGAGCATCTATCCAAGCTGAATGAGAAGGTTGTTAAGAATGCTCTAAACATAGACCGTAATCATAATAGGCTTAGCACACTAGAAGGTGGAGTTAGTGTTAGATTATCTAAAAAGCAGGTAGCTGGTAGTAGTGCTGGAGTAGTTACACTACTTGCTTTGTTAGTGACTACTATTGGTAAGATGTTAGGCTGGTGGTAGAATGACGACTCAGATACAAGATGAAGCAATGAGGACTCTATTCTCTGATAGGAGACTTACCCTTAGCACGCTCCTAGAGATAGACGATAAGGACAGGCAGAGGGTTCCTCTGACGCCTAATCCTATTCAAGATGATATTATTACTAATTCAGGCTTACGGGATATCTATGTCAAGCCTGCCCAGATAGGATTTACTTCTATCATAGTAGCAGACTTCTTCCTGGACAATATTACTATTGATGGCACTGTATCAGTTATTGTCAGCTATGACGAGTTCTCTGCTCAGAGGCAGATACTGAAGGCTAAGCGCTACCACCAGAGTCTACAAAGGATGATTCCTACAATCGCTAAGCTAGAACATAAGTCTGCTACTGAGCTCAGTTGGGAGAATAAGGCTACTAACTTCTACTCCACTATGTATATCTTCAGTAGTAGAAGCTATACCATTGGTAGAGGTGAAGTTATACATAACCTCCTACTAGATGAGTATGCCTTTTGGCAACTAGGTACTCACGAACTCATAATGGCATCAGCAATACAGAGAGTGCCACTATCTCCTAGAACTAAAATAAGGATTGGCTCGACAGCAAATGGCGAGGACAATCCTCACTGTGAGATGTATAGGGCAGCTAAGGAAGGAGAGGCAATAGGTGGCTCAGTATACAAGCATCACTTCTATCCTTGGTTCTTACATCCTGAGTATGTTATGTATGCTGAAGATATATTCTGCCTTCCAGGCGACAACATAGACCCACTACCTAATATCCAATCTGACGAAGTTAAGTTACTGAGACTATTAGTAGATTCTTATGGCTATGATGAGTTTGTGGCTATGGCTAAACTTCGCTGGAAAAGGTATAAGGTAGCTGAAGTAGAATCTCTTCGCAGGTCTGGAGAGACTCAGTTTATATTCTCACAGGAGTTTCCTGAGGATGATGAAACTTGCTTTATGACAGCAGGAGACCAAGCATACAGTTCTGATATTATATCTGATAAGATTCGTAGTTGTATCCCAGCACCTATACAAAAGAACATTACTGCAGTTGATAGTAATACTAAGACTATTACAACTGCTACCTTAGATATCTGGCGTGATGTAGAAGAAGGCAAAGGATATGTTATTAGCATTGACCCAGGCAAAGGTAAGATTTCAGAATCTGTAGGTCATGTGTGGAACTTTGTTGAAGGCTATAGGACTGATGAAGGAGTGGAGACTCCTCCAGTAATGCAACACTGTGCTACACTAGCAGGATTCTATGATGAGTGGGAGATGGCGTTACTGATGATGGAGGTAGGACACTACTACAATACTGGTGTTATCTGTCCAGAGGATAACCTAGACATAGTATCTCATCTAAGAGGATACTCTGACCTCTATTGGCGTGAGGATGTAAGGACAGGGAAGACGATAAAGGCTATTGGCTGGCAGTCTAATGTGTCTACTAAACCTTATATGATAACTGAGGTTAGCAGACATCTAGAGGACATAGACTGTCAGGATATACGCTTCTGGTCTCAGTGTAAGAACATTAGAAGAAATGCTAATGTAAAAAGTGGCATACTGGTAGTAGGTGCTGATGACCATCACGACGCTGGAGCAATAGCAATAGTATGTCGTTATGCTATGCCTATTGCCCGAGGATATGTAGGAAGTGCTACAGAAGGCGGATGGGGAGACTCATGGGGAAAGTAATGACCTTAGACGAGTTAGATAGGATGGCTGCTGATACTGGCTGTAGCGAGCATAATGATTGCTTAACATGTCCTTTACCTGATTGTATCTATGTTGCTGAGAGAAATGTAAACAGAAATGCTAAGAAGAGACGGGAGCTGATAAGGCAGATGGCTACTAGTAACTCTGCTAGTAGCATTGCTAATCAACTTGGAGTCCATATCCGAACAGTTCAGAGAGCTTTGAAGGAGACTTAAATGGATAGAAATGCTTCTGCTATAACTACTAGATGCGCTGACTTAAAGACCTTCTGGGCTCCAAGAGACGATGCTATGCGTCGTTGGTATAGAATGATTGAGATGGTAGATGAGCTCAAGACTGAAAAGATGGAGTCCTTTGTAGGTAATGACCCTAGGGCTCTATTTAACTTAGTCCTCCATCTCCTAGATGCTGACATACCTCATAGGATAAAGGACTACGACTCTATAGACCCAGAAGTAGTAGCCGCTGTAGGAACTGTTAGTAGGTTCTTCAAAACTATGTGGAAGGATGTGCAAACTACATTTAGGCGGAATAACCCTCGTCAGTCCTTACAGAGAACATCACTATCCTTTATGCTAGCAACTGGCTGGTATGCCGACTTTGCTATGGTAACTGATGATGGTACTAGATGCTATAATGAGCCTTGGAATCCTATAGATGTCTATCCTATGTGGGATGCTATGCTAGGACTATCCGAAGTAGCTCATATCTATAACTGTGGCTCTTCCCAAGCAGTCAATATGTGTAAGAAGAATGGATGGATGCTGACAAATAACTTCCGTCAGTGGCGAGTGTCTGTTGGTGGAGCAGTTAAGATATACGACTACTGGTGGGTAGAGATAGCAGACGAGTTTCCTTTCAGTAAGGCTATCTGGAATGCTGTAGTTGTAGATACAGTACTGGTGAAGTTTGAGCGGACACGATTCAAGAGAATGCCTATCTATGTAGCTCCAGTTGGCGGACTTCCTGATATGGGCAGTTTATCAGAAGGAACTCTTGTAACTGAGTCTACTAAGACGCTAAAGTTACAAACTCAGGATAATATTCTTGACCGCTGGAAGGCTGAGCTAGGACAAAGTATCATAGCTACCAATGAGAATGTCTATCGTACTTGGAATAAGTGGTGGACTTTCAGCCTACAGCTTCTAAGAGATACTGCCCAGCCTAGGATATTTGAACGGAGTAGAACTGGTAAGGCTATAGTAAAACCTGAGGATGTCTTCCGTAGGGGAGCTATATTTCGTGGAGGTCCTGAAGATTCTGTGGAGTATCTAGGCACTCCTCCTATACCACTAGAACTGAGAAGTACTCAGCTTGACCTTGAAGCTATGATGCAGAGAGGTGGGGTTAGCTGGTCTATGTATGGTAATGTTCAAGGACAGATAACAGCCTATGTTATGAGTCAGATAGCCGCCTCTGCTAACCAAGTAATGAGACCCTTTCATCAGGCATTTATAAATAAGTATGAGGACGAGGACAATGATATACTGGCAGATATTAAGGAAAGAGGGGTTAAGCCTTATGGCTTCTCATATCCTACTACCCTACCTGACAATGCCTATGTATCTGCTGACTATGCTGTAGAAATACCTGGCGACCTAGTGCAGAGAGCTACTACAGCCAGAATGCTTGACCCTGACTTTAGGCTCAGCTATACTTATGTATCTGAAAAGCTCTTCCCTGACATAGAGGACAAAGCGCTAGAGAGAGCTAGGGTACTGACTGATAAGGCTGAACTACATGAAAGCAACGCTATGATTGCTCTTGTCAGATACTACCGCCAGCAGGCTGCTTACCTAGCTAAGATAGGAGATAGGGAGACTGCCAGCCTTTATGATACTGTAGCAGATGCTACACTTCAGCTGCTAATACCTCAGCAGCAACAGCCTCCGCCAGCACAGCCTGGAGGTAGACCAACTGGGGCTATCCCAGAGCGTACTCCACTACCAGTTAGAGAAGGTAGAACTAGGGAGGTAGTAGGATAATGGCTCAGTCAATAGATACTATAACTCTTGAAGATGTAGACGGATGTAAGCTAATAGAAAGTAGTACTCATATAGGACTATTCAACTTTTCTCTAGCTCATGATAATAAACTGAAGCACAGAATGCGTAGGTTACTTAAGACTGTTGTGGTTAGTAAGCATCCGCTATCCAAGACTAGACTACTACTTATCAGGACTGGAAGGCTTGGAGTACAGCTTTATAATTACAGTCCTCAATTTAGTTTTTATAAGAGTAAGTTTATTTATGGTATTCACGTGCTGCTTGTAAGATTAACTTGGAATAGGTTCTAATTAAGGAGTTAGATAATGGTAGAACCAATAGTAAAAGAACCTGATAAGCCTAGGGTAGTTCCTCCAGTAGAGATACCTGAATTCTTTCCAGGCTTTGGTAAGGAGCTTCAGCAGCTAGGAGTAGGACAGTTCAGAGCTCAGAAGAGGCTTGCGGAGGCTGAGCGCAAGAAGAAACAGGTAGAGCAACTTCGTATTAAACATCCACTAAGCGAACTATTTGGCTTTAGGCCTCCTGAGGGCTTTGTGGCTCCTACTGTTGGGGGAATTATAAGTGAAAAGAATCTTGAACAAGCGATTCTGGAGGCTCAGCAGGAGTATGACTTAGCCATCCAAAACCTAAAGTCTACCATCTGGCGACAGGAAGTAATGGTTACTCTACCAAACTACCTATCAATTCCTGACTACAAAGTTCAGACTGCTGAGGATGTGCTAAAGTATGTTCCTCTGGATAATGTGAGAGATGAGGACATGATTTGGCTAACAGCTGCCTTTGACCGTCTAAAGCACTTATCCAATGTGCTACCTGAGGGCTTTGATGGAGACGCCATAGAAGCTCAGACCAAGATATTAGATGAGATACTGACTGCTCCTAAGCTAGAGCTAAGAGCAGTTGCTAATCTCACTGTAGATGAGATAGCCAAGTCCTTTGCCTTCGGTGTAGCTGAACTACCTCAGGGGATGACTGAAGAGCAGGTCAGGAGTATGCTCAGTCAGATGGACTTAGAAGATGAGGAGATGAAGTCTGCTAAGGATTGGCTCAATGCTAGAGCTACTAACTGGCGTTTGGAGACTACCAGACTAAATCTTATCCGAGAAGGAATTGTACTGGCAGAAGCTCCTGAGCTAACTCCATTTGAATTTGGTAAGCTACTACTAACCCAACCTATGATGGCAACTGTATACGGGCTGGATAAGTACTTTAATATGCTACCTAGACCTCTAGCCTCTGCAGCTATTATAGGGGTTCATAAACTATTCAATACACCTGAATATACTGCTGCTGCTAGACTAGAAGGGCAGTATGACTACTTCCGCTCTATGGGGCTGAGTAACTGGGAGTCTTATGCCACTGCCTTCAATGAGTGGGATGCTCCTTGGTGGTATAAGCTAGGAGCTGAAGTATTCTTTGACCCAGTAAGTTATATAGGACTAGGCTTTGCTACCTCAGCCGCTAAGAGTATAGGATGGGGACTTACTAAGGTAGGACTAAGGAGAATAGGAACTCGTATAGGTCCCTGGGTGGCAGCTGCTGAGCAAGGCTATGTATCAGGAGCAGATGCTATATTCAAAGGTGCTGTGAAGGGAGTCTTAGCTCCTGTTAAAGGTTTCTACTGGCTAACTGAGAAAGGGGCTAGAGCACTTGGAGTTAGAGGATTAGTTGAGTGGGGTATCCCTAAGACTTATACTACTATGGCTAGGAACTTCGCCAGAGATAGCTATATGAAGTTCAGCTCAGTACTACAAAGGACATATCCTGAAGTCCGTAATATGAAAGGACTTACAGCTAAGGATGCTATTGATGCTGGCACAAATGCTATTGACCAAGCTCTAGCACGTCCTATGGAAGGCTGGGATGCGGCAGTAAGAGCAGGAGCTCCTATGCTAGAGTTTGACTATATAAATGAGGCAGCTAGTAGGAATTTAGTTAAAGGTATAGTTGAGGATGTAACCTTTGATACTAACAGCTTAGCTCGTCTTAATAATGAAGTACTCAATATGTTCTCTGGGCAAGGTGAGAGAATAACAGCAGGTAATATGATAAGTCAGCTCGGGCAGGAAGCTACTGAGGATATGGTAGAAAAGCTCTCTGCTAAGCTAATAGCCTTTAGGCAGAAGACAGCTGGGACTGCTAAGGCTGCTCTCAAAGGAGATTCAGCTACTGATGTCCTTATGGGTATGTTTAACAGGCTAGAGAATATCCGCTATAGCAACTTGCAAAGTCCCTTAACTAAGTTTATGAATCAGGCTGGCAGGGCAGCTTCTTGGCATAGTAGAGTAGCAGATAGGATACTATACTCCTCTCAACTTGTAGCTCTAGAACGCAGAGTTGTAATGCCTATGGCTAGGTGGAATCTGCTTTTTGCTAACTTCGGTCCTTACAACTTCCTTGAGAATATGCAGAGGAGCTTCTTAGGTGGAGCTGAACTACTATATCCTAAATCCTATAGTGGAGTAGCAGAAACTAACCGTCTATTCAAAGGACTAACAAATGCACCTTATGAACTAGTACTGTTTGAGAGAGGTGAGCGCCACTTAGCTCAAGCTATGATAGACCCAGCAACTGGCAAGGTAGCTGTATTCCAAGGCGGGAAAGTGCCTTTTGTAACTCGTAATGTTACCATACCTGAGAAGATTCCTTTTCTTGGCGGTAAGAAAGTAGGAGCTAAGATTAACATAGCTGGCAGAGAGTACATGATGGGCAGTTTCCAAGACGGCTATGATATGTGGTCTCACTTTAATAGTATGCAGGTAGCCTATGACTTCCAAGTTAACTATATGAAAGCTCTTGCTGAAGTAGACCCTAAAGGGATGGGAAGTATAGTTAATGCTGTTAAGGGTAAGAGTGCTCAGATTGACAACATAGCTGCTATTCATCCTAGTGATGCTAGAGACATAGAAAGAGTTCTAATTCAGGAAGGTACTGTAGGACCTGAAGGTATTAGGGCGCTTGCTGATATAGATGTCCTTGAGTTTGAACGGAGACAGATTAGTAAGGATTTCTGGAAGACTGCTGACAAGATGACTGATGTGAGGATGACTACCAAGACTACTACACAGGATGCTATACTTGACGGTAGTATCTTCAAGGATATAGATGGCTTTATGGCTGCTAGGGTAGCAGAGGAGAGAGACCTCTCGCTGATTAGTCTAAAGAATCAGATTGAAGCTCTAACTAAGGAAGCTGATGCCTTCCTAGCTAGCCCTCCTAGGAATCTAGATGAGTTCTTAGGTGATATGCAGAATATAACTAGTATGGTAGAAGGTACAGGAGAGAGGATACATGACTATAGGAAGCTGACAGAGCTCAGGAAGGCTAAGCTATCTCCTGGTGAGATGGATGACTTTGAAGTAGGCTCAGCTAAGCTACTGGCAGAGTTTATGGAGACAGCTGAAGCAGACTTGACGAGGATAATGAGCCAGCTGACAGATAATGCTAGTACTGCTGGATTGACAGATGTCCAGATTGCTCGTCTTACTGACATTGACTCTGTCTCCAGATTAGAACTAGAGAACATCCTAGCAACTCGCAATAAGATAGCTGAGATAGAAGCAGTCATACCTCGTACTCCTAAGAAAGCTAGAAATGAAAGGTTCTGGCAACAGCAGAGAAGTCAGAAAGCTATCATCTGGGATGGGTATGATACTAATGCTAGGAAGTTCAAAGGTCTTAGACTGCGAGCTAGCCGTAGCTTCCTACAGTCAGTAGATAAGCCAGTCTTCACTCCTGAGTTTGTGCCAGATGTAGTTACTGAACTAACTCCTAACCATCTAGCCTATCTATTCGGTGCTACTGGTGATGACTTATATAGAGGACTTACCAGAGTTCAGCATCACATAACTGTCCGTCCTAAGGAGGACTTCATCCTACATACTCTAGAACAGGCAGATGCTTATGCTACTAAGTTAGGTAAAACTGCTACTGACATAGGCTTTACTGATGAGGCTATCGGAGATGTCTATGACCAGCTCTGGCATAACTTAGGAGTAGAGTCTACTATCCTAACTCCTGATTCTCCGACAGTAATGCAACTAGAGGAGATAAGGCAGGAGGTAACTAGACTACATGCTGCTAATAAGATACCCGAGTCTGATGTAGTTAAGTATCGTCAGTATATCAACTCAGTGGCAGATGATGTAGAGAAACTGCCAATGTATAAGGAAGCAGCTGGTACTCCTGAATGGTTTGCTACTAAAGAATCTGCTATGACTAAAGCTCGTGACTTACATGCTCTATCCTACCCTACCTATGACGATGCTAACATCATAGACGAATCTATGCGAGCTATCTTCCCATTTTGGAACTATGAGCTCTTCCGTTGGCGCTGGATACCTAGAACCTACATGAGAACTCCTGGCACTATGACAGGACTTGCTAAATATGTAGAAAATACCGACCAAGGCTATCTACCTATTCCAGGTACTGACCTCCAGATAAATATCCTTAGAGGCTCTGTCTGGATGGGTGGGCTACGCTCCTTCTACCTCCGAGACTTTCCTGAGTACTATGATGCTATGCCTGGTATGGAGTTTATAGACTATATAGGTAGAGCAGGCTTCTTCCCGGGAGTTCATGTTATGGCTCCCATTGTCCTCTTTGGTGCTGTTACTGGTAAACCTGAACTAGGGCAACTAGCTCCTAACTGGATGAAGACTACTCTATCAACACTAAGAGCTCTATCTCCTCAGCATATAGGAGCAGTACTAGAACACATCTATCCTGACCGATTCAGAGACTACATGACCATGCTTACTCTCGGAGCTGAGGGCTATGATGCTGATGAGATATGGAGAAAGAAGCAAAATAAAGAAGTACTAACTCCAGAGGAAGAGAAGCTCTGGCTAGATGCTACTAATAAGGTAGATGGTGTTAAAGGTATCCTAATGCAACAGACTGGACTCTTCCGCATCCGCCCTCCAGAGTTCACTGAGATGCGTAGAGAGTTTAGACTAGCTATTGAAGAAGCTACTGGGGTTCCTGTATCAGTCCAAGACCAGATTGACCGCCAGTATCCAGTGACAGGTAAAAGGTTCAGCGACTACTATAGCCTAGATATCCTACAGCAGAAACTCCTCTATGAGTGGGAGAGTTACCGCCGCTGGCAAGGTGTTACTACTCCTCTCTATCCTTCCAGCTGGCAGCAGCTAGATGTTAAGATTAGAGACTACTACGAAGAAATAGAACGAGTCTACGATGTATCTAGGAGAACAGGACTATATGAGGATGGAGAGCTAATCCGTCCTAGCATGGAGGAGATGAATCGTCAGTGGGTAGAAGGGACAATAGGTCCTGACCAGTGGACTAGCTTCCGCTCTGATATGCAAGGGAGTCTATCAGAAGCAATACGTATCCTTGGAGAGTCTCCTGCTTACAAGGATGTTCCTAAGACTTTTGAAGAACGCGCCAAGATGCTAGAGGAAAGAGGTATTACTACTCCTACTCAAACTCCAGACCAAGAACTACTATACTACTACTATGAACTCCGTCCTGAGTTTAAGTTCAACTGGGAGTCTCAGCGTATGGAGAGAGACTTTGATACCTACTACGCCTATATAGATATACTACTAGAGTCTCTAGATGTTCCTCACCGAGAACGTCTACTACAGCGGATACAATCTGACTGGACTCCAATGGAGAAGCTCTACTGGCAGTTTAGTAGAGAATATGCTAGACCTTATAGGAATATTAGAAGTATAGTACTCAGGGAGTATCAGCCTGAGGAGATACAAACTATCCGTAGATATGAGGTAGCTAGAGGAGCAGAACGAGACCAGATACGGGAGGTAACAGGTCCTGATGGAGAAAAGCTCATATCAGGCTTCCAGAGAAGAGTCAGAGAAGCTAGACAGCGCTTCCGCATACTAGACCCTGAGACTGACGCATGGCTTACATTCTTTGGAACTACTGATAAGATAATGACTACACAAGCTGCTGAGATTCATAAGGAGTTAGAGAAGAAATACCTTGTAAAGGCGATGATAAAATAAAAAGTATATGATTTCAGATTATCCTTGACATACCCAGAGTAATGTGTTATACTGATAATGGGAGGTACTAAGTTATGGAAACAGAACCAGATGTAAAACCTGGTGGTTCTGGCGGTGAAGGGGATAAGACTACTCCTACTCTTCCCAGGGTGGAAGTTAAGGACGGGGCTACCTTCCTTGATGGCAAGAAGGTTGTTCTGGAGTCTGACCTTATCGCTGCTAAGAACAGTTTAGAAGGACAACTGAAGACAGCACAGACAACTCATGAAACAGCTATAGACACTGCTAAACTTGAGAACTCTGAAAGCCAGAAACAGATTGCTATTCTAAACGCTAAGATACAGGAGAACGAGCAAGCCCGTGAGTCGGGTGCAGTTCCTGACGAAGAAGCTGCGAGAATCAAGACAGAGCTAGAGACTGCTAAGAGCAGTATAGTGTCTCTAACAGCTGATGCTGGCAGAGCACTGGAGTTGAGGAGAGCTAATATGCTACTCCAGTATGGAGTAGCTCTTGATACTATCGTAGAAAAGGATATGAAGGCTCTTGATTCTTTTGAGGAGGCTATTAAAGCCTTAGCAACTGCAAAAGGCGGTGTAGGTAATTACGCTACTGGTGGTGGAACTGGTGAAGCTGCTCCTCAGACTGCTATAGAAAGAGCAACCGCAGTAATAGCCGCTACTTCAGTACGAGGTGTCCGCAACGCTGATATGCAGTAAAGAATCTAAGTTAAAGGAGAAAACAAGTGGCTGATTCAGGTGGAAACTGGATTAATCTGGCTGCTGCTCAGAAGCTAACGCAGTCAATGAAGATTCCAGGAGTCTTTGAAGAAGATATTAAAAGAAACAATCCACTAGACAGGTTAACTGTAGGTCAGGCTGCTCACAGTGGACTTAAGATAGAGTGGCTAAGAGAGCTACCATCCGCAGTAGCCAGCATTGAAGCCGCAGTGGCAGATATAGACATAGGTGAACAGCTGTCCTGGACAGAGGATGTAGACTATGAAGAGAAGGAATCGACCCTTCGTAGATGCTATATTCAGAGGAAGCTAGACCACTACCTGCCAGGCATCTACGGGACCTACAATAACTATGAAGCAAGAGTACTGTTAGAGTCTGAGAAGGGGCTTAAGAGGAAGTTAGGTGCTAGGATTATCTACGCTGACAACACCTACACTAGCTCAAAGCAGTTTGATGGAGTTCATGCCTTAGCCTATGAGCATGGGACTGCTTACGACTCATCTAATCTCGGTAATGACCCTAAGAACATAGATAACGGGGATGCAGGGCTAAGTCTACACTACCTAAGAGTAATGATTGACTCTATGCTCTATGGTGTAGATGAGCTCTGGGCACCTTACGAGGTCATTCGCAGAATGGATGCTACCTACCAAGAGCGGGGTATCCTACAGGCTGCCGCTAATACCACTAACCTAACCTTCCTAACAATGGGCTTCAATGAGTTAGGTAAGCGAGTGCTGTTCTGGGATGGTATTCCTATCATCAGGACTGACTACCTAGTAGCCGAGGACGATGACACTGGTACTGGCTCTGATGGTGCTGCAAGAGCACTCTACTCAAGTGGAGACAGAGTATACTCTATCTTCGGTATCAAGCACGGTAATGTGCTGAACCAGGAGCCAGGTCTAACCTATGCCTTTGGTGGAACTGAGGGTCTGGGAGACCTGTATAAGCTCGTCCGCTTTCCTGAATTAGAAGACTATGATGCTGGCGGTATAAGGCTGGTTAATAGGAGCGCTCTGCTGCTAGGCTCAAGCCTGTGTCTAGGAAGAATCTTTGATATTCAGGATGCAGCAATCACTATATAGGCTTTGAACGCTGTGCCTTAAACAGCAAAAATATAAAAGGAGAAAAGTAAAATGGTAGACGGTTATACAGGAGTAAACCATGACCTTAGAGTAAACAATGGTGGCACTATCTATTTGCCACCTTGGGAGGAAGGGCAGGACGGTGTGTGGAGCGGAAACTTGCTTCTGCCAGGTGTAGACCTATACAAAAGTAGTACAGCACAAAAGTATCCCACAGGTACTATCTTTCGGCATGGCTTGAGGACATTTATCTACACTAAGACTGACCCTACATACTTTGGGCAGAAGGGCACAGGTGATGGCTCAATCAATGCTGGGTATATAGCTGAGTCTGCATCCGAAATGCAGATTGAGACTAACAAGGTAATCAGTGGTGCAGCTGGTGCTAATACTCTTATCATAAACATGACCACTGTAGCCGTAAATGCCTACGCAGGCGGCTTCATCGGTATCAAGATGGGCGTAGGTGGTAGACAGACCGCTGGTCGTTCCAGTATGTATCAGATAATCAAGAACACTGTGAATGACGGTAGTGGCTACAGTACCTTTACCATCGACGGGGAACTAGTCATAGCTCTTACCACTGCCGACGATGTGGTAATCACTGAGCATCCCTTTGCTATAGTTCGCTCACCTTTCTCAGGTCCTTATGGAATGGCACTGGGTGTCTATCTCCAGCAATCCTATGCAAGTAGGTACTGTTGGGTGCAGACAGGCGGACCTTGCAACTTCATACCCATCAACGCAGCGTATCAAGGTGCTGCTGCCTACGAGCATGTTGGCTACGCTGTTGGGGGAACTTTCGAAACGTCTGCGGGTACGACAGACACTACTCCTGTTGCGAGTATTGAAAGTACTAACGTACAACGTATTGGTGAGCAGTACGCCTCAACTAACATTGGTGGAGCTGAGGGAAGTCCTACTAATATTACTGTCTCACCTGCAATCTTCCTGAAAATGTTTAACTAAGGAGAAATGAATGACAACTAAAAAGGAAACAAAGAGTCCTGAAAACTGGTATGCCTTCCAAGATAAGGTAGATACCGAGAAGGCTAAGGAAACGAAAAAAGAATAGTCTAATGAGAGGAGTGGGAGTAATATCCTGCTCCTCTCAAAAGGAATGAAATGCCAATCTATGAGTACGAGTGCAGTTGTGGTAGGCAGTTTGAGAAGGTTAGACCTATGTCAGAGTATGCTCTACCTTCCGTCTGCCCAAACTGTAGCAAAGATGCTGATAGGATAATGTCTACCTTTACTAATACAGAAAGCGAAGTATTCACGGTGGCAGACAGCAAAGGTAACGTTGTATCCAGGAAGCAGGTATCCAAGTACACTCCTGCCTATAATGACCCAGCTGCAAGACAAGGTGACATTGACCCACAGAGAGACAATGGGGTTTTTCTGGGCAGAGGTGGTGGTGTGTACTATAATAGAAACAGACCATAAGGAGTATTGTAATGCCTAATCCTAAAATGGACGCACTTAATAATAACAGTACTGACCAGCAAATAAATGAAGCAGTTAGTGCTGAGATAGAAACCTGTATGTCTCAGCCTGGTGCTGACCAGAAAGCCTGTGCTGGCAAAGCCTTCGGTATGGCTAGAGAGGCTACAGGTAAAGAGCTAGACCTTGGGAGGTAAGACATGATAACAACTAAGTGGCACGAAGCCCTTGTAGATATTGATAGGTCTACTGAGTTTACTGGTGATGATGTTGATAGATACTCTAAGCTGGTGGACCTTAAGGGTAGCTTTGAGTTCATAACAGTTATAGTTCCTACACTGTCAACTAGTGGTATCGTTACACCTTACATCCAGAAGACTGATGGGGTAGATACTGTTACTCCAGCAAACGGTGAAGTGCCAGTAGCTATGGTAACTATGGATGGTAATGCAACTGGTCACTTTGCTCACGCTACTTCATCTGGTGCTGGAGGTATAGTTACTGTCTTCCGCATTGGTGGAGCTGAGTATGTGAGGGTTCATGTTAGTCAAAACCAGTCAGCAGACCGCACATTCTATGTCAGGGGATTCAATAGATAGGAGATGAGATATGTCAGTCAGAGCTTATGGAAAATCTGTATTTAACTATGCTGCTTGGCAACCATCTACTGTCTATGTCATTGGAAGTTTCTGCATCCCAACAGAGGGCAACGGTCTATGCTACGAGTGCACTCAGGCTGGAACCTCTGACTTGGGCATACCTCCTGATGTGCCTCCAGTAGAACCAGTATGGACTAATATAGTAGGAAGTATAGTTCAAGATGGTACTGTTATCTGGACTTGCCGAGAAAAGGCTGAGGCCGCAGGTCCGCTATCTGTGATTCTATCTGTTGAGGACACTGGTGGCTACTCTCTAAAGGATATATGGGTAAGAAGCCCATCGCCAGCCTCTGGTGATTTCATAGTCTATGGCAGTTATGACAGTGAGAACTGGAGACAGATTGATGAGCTCTCAGTTCCTCATCAGTCTGGTAGAGATAACAGACACAAAGGACTTCAGAACTCCTATCCTTTCATCAAGGTAAGCACTGACTTAAATGCTATCAATGAGATTGAGATTGTAGCAGGTGAATAATGGCAAGGTCATTATCGGCAACTTATCTAGCCGCACAGCAAGCAGCAACCAATACTCCATACTGTAAGCTTCTATTTACTAGCAAGAGTGGAGGGACTACTGTTGACCTTAGTACTGACAGCTCTGCTTATAGTAATCGCATCTTGCTGATAGACCATACTGAAGAGTCTTATGATGACTTCGCTACTATTATCCTGAGAAATGTAGAACGTGATATACCATCAGTCAAAGGCTATTGGATAGAGATTGGCTATGGCTATACTACTGGTGCTGGTAATGAGTATCTCGGAGATGGCACTAATGAGCCAGCACCTCCTAGACTCTGGGTAAAGCATCAGCAGACTATCTCAGCAGGAGGTAAGCTCTGGGAAGTGCTAGAACTAGAAGGTATGTGGGCTAAGCTAAGAGAAACACTTATTAGACTAGGCAATCCACCTCTATATACTAAGGGCTATACTACTGATACCATCTTTACTATCCTTGGCTTAATTATTGCTGAGTGTAAAGGGTCAGGAGTAGCTATGGCTCTAAACGCTCTAGTTGAAGATGATGGTATTATAGATACTCTTCAGCCTCAGTTTGACATCAATGCTCAGCCTTTTGAGTATGCTGCTCCTTTGCTGTATAGGTTACTCTATATGACTGCTAGCTACCTGAAGGCTCTAGATGATTTAGAGTTTGAGATTAAGTATCCTCAGAGTAGTGATGCTGTAGATTTAACTTTCTACTCAGACCAAGTTCCTTACTTCCATGAGTATCTGGAGAGGGAAAACACACTGATACCTAACCACTTCCTAGTCTATGGCAATGCAGGCTCTGATAGACTGTGGTCTAACTATCTAGTCAGTGCTAGTCCTAACGGAGTAGACCAAGCTGAGATAGACGCTTATGATGATATATATAAGATTATACTGGCAGGCTCTTTAACAACTCAGACTAATGTGAATAGTAGAGCAGCTTCTATGCTAGCTAGAGCTAAGTTTGAGGCTATGGCTGGCAGGATGTATGCTCCTCATGAGGCTAGGCTAGAGATGTATGATAGGATAGAGATTAGAGATAGGAGAGGCTTCTCATGACTGTAGGTGCTACAGGGAGTGTAACCGATACCTTAGAGTTTGATGCTGCTACTGGCAACTTTCCTTGGATTATACATATCTCAGGAGATGTGTTCGCTATAGCCTATACAGGACCTGGCGGTGGATGGCTATGTACTGTTACTATAGACTCAGATGGTGAGATAGGAGATACAGTAGTTGATACTCTAGAGTTTGATGCCTCAAGAGCAGCTACACCTACTATAGTAAAGGTTTCTGGGAATATTTATGCTATCGCTTACGATGGGGTAGATAGTGATGGTTGGGTATGCACAGTAGATATAGATAGCTCTGGTAATATAGGGGATACAGTAGTTGATAGCCATGAGTTTGAGGCTGGGGAAGGTCATTATCCTTTTATTATACATATTTCTGGGACTGTGTTCGTTATTGCTTACCATGATGCAAACAGAGATGGCTGGCTGAAGACCCTTAATATCAATGCGGATGGGACTATAGATGCTAGTCCAGAGATAGAAAGCCTGGAGTTTGATACAACTGAGGGGGCTATGCCTCGGATAATTCTAGTATCAGGAAACATCTATGCCATAGCCTATCAGGGTATAGCCACTTTACCAACACGGAGGGGAATAGTAGCAACAGTGAGCATTACTAATGCTGGAGCTATAGGTGATACTGTTATTGACTCACTTATATTTGAGGCTGGTGGAGCAAACGGACTGAGAACTAGCATTGCTCACCTCTCAGGAAGCATTTTTGTAATTGCCTGTTGCATTGCTACAAGCAGTACAGGAAAGATATATACAGTAGATATTGATGGTGTTGGTACTATAGGCAACAGTGTCTTGGGCACCTTAACCTACGATACGGTAAGTAGAGTACCTTCTCTTATTAAGAGGGCAGCAAATCTCTTTGCTGTCGCTTATCAGGGTGTTGATTTTGATGGCTGGTTGAAGACTTTTCAGGTTTCACCAGATGGGACTATCAGTGCAGTTCTTGCTAGTGCAGAATTTGATAATGCGGATTGCAACGACCCAGTTGTAATAAATAGACCTGGTTCTCTTAGGGTATATGCTATTGCCTATAGTGGTCCTCAGAGTGATGGTTTCCTTAAGACCTTTGTTATAGCATCTGGAACCGTTTGGAACGAGTTTATATTTCCTTCTGATGCCGTAGCTAGGCCATCTTCTATCCGCCATATCTTCCGACCTGGACTATTTGTAATGCAGGCAGGACTCGGTGCTTTAGGTTTTGATATAGATATAGCAAAAACAGCAGTGCGTAGCGAGTTGGATACTGCTAAGACTCCTGATGGTACTGTTAAGGAGCAGATAGATAAGGCAGTAAAACAGCCAGATATAATACCAACTATTTCAGATATACCTGCTGGATTTGATGCTCCTCAAGTTAGTAAGTTGCCTCCTGAACTACAGAATATAATAGAAGTTCAGAGAAGAAGAGCTAGAGTAACTGAGGTTAGAAGACAGCTAGCAGGTAATCTGCCTCCAGGTGAGAGGATACTGTTAGAGCGAGAGCTTGTGGAGCTGATGAGAGCATGACAATTAGACCTAGACATACTACAACTAGACCTTTTGATGAGCCTGTGCATACTAATCCAACTGGCATGGACTTTGAAAAGAGAGAGCTACTAGTGACTCAGGTATCAGGTTCAACAGTAGGTGGTATGATGTCTACTATAGCTGATGCAATAGTAGTCTATGACGGTGTAGTAATCAGTTATAGCGGAGACACAGTTTACAAACTATAGGAGGCAGTATGGCAGAACTTATTGAGAACGCAATAGCTAGACTGATAACAGTATCAGGTGTTGATATGAAGACAGCAGGTAAGACTAATCTATATACTGTTCCTACAGGCAAGACACTATATGTAACTCATGTAGTAGTGAGAGAACCATCAGCCAGTATGTCTGGAGGTACTGATTATGACCTCGGTACTGGTGCTGATGCTGATACTTGGAGGCAGACAATAGACCTATCTAGTATGACTACATTTGGTACTGACTACATGGTGATAGCTGGAGCTGATGTTACTAAGTATACTGACTCTGCCGCTGCTAGCGTCTTTGGAATTAAGGTTATTACTGGTACTACAGCAGCTTGTACTGCTACTATAGATATATTTGGATTTTTAGCTTAGGAGAGATATGAGTAGGAGACTACTACCTGGAACTGAATACCCTAAGGTCAACCCAGATGGCGGACTTCAGCTAACCTCTGATATTACCGTTCAGGACTACATGAAGTGGTTTGGAGATAGGACACTTCTGGCTGGGGGAGCTATTACCGATAACGGAGATGGTACTGTTGCCATAGCCTCTCTTACTGCTTGGATTTCAGTAACTGATTCCGAATCTGCTGTAGGGAGAGTCTTTGCCTACGCAGGGGGGAATACGGCTGCTCTGACTGACTTAACCACAAATTACATCTACCTAGATTATAATGGCGGTACTCCCCAATTAGTAGTTTCTACTAGCATCCTAACTCACGGCTTTAAGTTAGACCACATCCACATAGGCACAGCATTCAGGGATGGGACTGAGACTCATTTTCATAAACCTACTAACTTTGAACTTGACTTAGGTGCTACGGTTGATATGCACCACCAAGAAGAAGACCTTGTTCATCAAGTTGAAGGCTTAACTACCACAGAAACTGGAACACGCAATCTATTAATATCAGCAGGGGTTATGTATGAGGGATTAAACAGACATACCTCTCTCCCGTTCGACACATCAAGGTCTGGTACGGCTGACTTTAATGAGGTCAATAAACTACACGATGCTGGCGGTGACTTTAGTGTGAATGATGTGGGTAAGTCAGTTCACAACACCACTGATGACACTTATGGAACTATAATAGCCTTTGTAGACTCGACGGAATTAACCCTTGATGCTGATATCTTTCCTCTCGGTACTGAAAACTACACTATTGATTTCTGGACATACCATTACTATGACGGAGACTTAGGGCCTGCTGCTTGGGTGGAAGTACACGGTGCTACCCAGATAAGTAACTCCCAGTATAACGATGTGGCTACGGGGCTGGCTAATTTCACAGCAAACAGGTATGGGGTTAGCTGGGTATTTATGGAGATAGACGGGCTACATTTCCACATAGTCTATGGGCAGGGAGATTACAAAGTTAACGAAGCTGAGGAAGCTGGTGTTCCCTCTTCTCTTCCCAATATAGTAACCAATTACTGTGCCTTGGTAGCCAAGATAATCTTACAGCAAGGTCAGACCACAATGACTATTACCTACCCGTGGACTACTGTATTTACCTCTAACTTTGCTACAGACCACGGCTCTCTTGGTGGGCTAGGAGATGATGACCACACCCAGTACATTTTACACTCCCTAGCCGATGCTGCCAATGACTTTCTAGTTGCCTCTGGTAATGATGCTTATGTCAAGAAAACACTGGCTGAGACCTTAGCCCTTATATCACCTCTCACTACTCGTGGCGATATAATGTTCAGGAACGCCACAGTAAACACAAGGTTAGCCAAAGGTGCTGATAATACAATACTGGCTATGGGTGCTAATGACCCAGAGTGGAAGGCACCAGCTACCATCCTTGCTGACATAGCTGCACTTCCGCTTGCTGGTGGCACAATGGCTGGTAACATAGTTATGGGGACTAATGACATAACTGGTGTAGGGACGCTTAAAACAGCTCGCCTGACGCTAACTAGCGACCAGCTAGAGGAGCACGCAACTAATGGGAACGCAGGCACTGTAGCCCTAAATTTTAATGGCTATCTTGGCGGAACTACAAGGTTTAGGGATGTTGACATCTATAATGGTAAACAAACAAGATATGGTCTCTTTGATGGTTCTGCTTCAAGGTTTACAGTAGATAACTTTGGTGCTACAACCTTACAAGGCAAGCTAACAGC